AGCGCCCCGCAGATGGCTCAGGCGGCCATGCCGGTGATGGTCGAGGTCTACACGTCGTTTGCCCGGCGCTTCAAGCTCGGCAAGCAGGCGGAAGACGCGCTCGATAAGCTGTCGACCCTGGCCCAGCAGTCTGCTCAACAGCCGGAGAAGCCTGATCCCGAGGCCGAAAAGCGCCAGGCGGAAATGCAGATGATGCAGCAGAAGGCGCAACTGGATTCCGAGACTGCGAAGCAGAAAGCGGCGATCGAGATCCAGAAGATGCAGGCGCAGATGGCGCACGACCAGCAGATGTACGCGCTGAAGGAGCGCGAAATGCAGATGAAGCTCCAGACCATGGAGCGGGAACTGCAACTCAAGGCACAAGGCGCTCAACTCGATGCGGCCGTCCAGACGAAGAAGGCAAACCTGCAGGCTCAGACGGCGGAAGCGGATTTCGATCGCGACCAGCGCCGCGCCGACATGGACGCCCAGAACGCGCAGCGCGCAGGCGAGATCAAGCTCGACGGCATGAAACAGCAGCAGCGGTTCAAGCAACAGGCCGCGAAGCAAAGACCGGAGGCACGGGCAAATGGATGAGATGGCACGGCGCCGGATGGCTCTAGAGCTTCTTGCCGCTCAGCAGGCAGCGTCGATGCGCGATCCGTCCCTGCGGCGCAACGCAGCGCCGGGGCAGGGCTCAATGTCAAACGCAGGCCCTGCAATCCCCGGCCTGATGGGCTCGCAAAGCGGCCCCGGTCCGGACCCGTTCTCGCAGGTGCCCGGTGGTGGCTCGACGGCGAATGCGCTGCCGCCGGCGAACCCCCTCGTTGATGACCGCAGATATTACACCGACATGGCGGATAGCGCTCGGGGGCAGGGATCGCTCGGGTTGGGAGCTGGTCTCCTGACCATGATGATGGCCTCCCCGAACCCGGCCAGTCTCGCCGCAGCCCTAGGGCTCGGGGCGTACGGCGGAATTCAAGGCATTCGCGAAGCCTACGGCACCGATAAGGCTCGTCGTCTCGGCTACCAGGGCAACTGACCATGGCCCGCTACGTCTGGAACAAGGAACTGATGAAGTTTGTCGACCCGAAGACCGGCGATCTGATGCCGATCAAGGACGACAACGCGATCGTGACGCCGCAGATCATCTCCGACATCGAGCCCTACCGCTCTCCCATCGACGGTGGATACGTCGGCGGCCGCGCCTCGCGCCGAGAAGACCTTAAGAAGCACGACTGCGTCCCCTACGAGCCCACGAAGGCGAGGCCGAAAGGCTTCTCGAATCCAAGGTTCGCAAGGAAGCACGGGCTGAAACTCTCAGAAGAAGCTGTTCACCGTGAGCGGCCCAAGCGCATCGACACGCGCCAAGCCCTCAAGAACATCTAGGAGCCATCCCAAATGACGGAACTCGTTGAAACCGGCGTGGAAGCGCCGGAGAAGGACGCTGCGCAGCCTGAAGCCAAGGCGGCACCCGCCGAGGTCAAGGTCGTCTCCGACGAAGAGCAGCGCGCGCGCGACGAGGCCGATCTCGACAAGAAGCTGCGCAACGTCTTCCGCGAGGCCAAGAAGACCCGCGACGAGGAAAACGGGCAATACGCCAGCAAGGACAAGCCGAAACCTGCCAAGGTGCCGAACGCCGACGAGGTAGCCGCCCAGAAGGCCGCGCCCGACGACAAGGCAAAGACCGAGGCGAAAGACAAACCGAACCCGGCCGAAAAGGCCGATGCGAAGGACCAGAAGCCCGAGAAGACCGCTGAACCGGCGAAGCCGGCCATCAAGCGCCCTTCCTCCTGGTCCGCTGACAAAGACCCTGTGTGGGAATCGCTGTCACCCGAGGCGCGCGAGCACGTCGCGAAGCGGGAACAGGAAGCCCACAAGGCGATCTCGCAGCTGGGCGAAACCGTGAAGCGTATGGAGCCGATCGGGAGGCTGCTCGAGCAGCACCGGGACACGTTCCAGTCGAAGGGCCTGTCGTACGACCAGGGGCTATCGCAGCTTCTGGTGGCTCAACGCGCGCTCGACCAGAACCCCGCCGCCGCAATCCAGCAGATCGCCCGAGCCTACAACGTCGATCTCGAGCAGCTTGCCTACGGGCAGGCCGGTCAGACCGATCCTGTGGTTCAGCAGCTCCAAAACCAGGTCAGTCAGCTCACCAGGCAATTGGGCGAGTTCCAAAGCCACGCCGTTCATCAGGCGCGCGCCGAAGCAACCGCAAAGCTTGGGACCATCGAGCAGGCCATCGAGAAGTTCGCGGCCGACAAACCCGACTTCGACGAGCTTGCAGCCGATATCGAGATGCTGCTCCCGGTTCTTCGCCAAGCCAATCCGAACGCCACTTTAGAGCAGATCATCAGCGACGCTTACGACAAGGCCGTATGGGGCAACCCTGCAGCCCGTCAGCGCCGTCTCGACACCGAGAACAAGGCCAAAGAGCAGGCCCGCATCGAAGCCGCCAAGAAGGCGGAAGAAGAAGCGAAGGCGGCTGGGGTCATCAACGTCGGCGGATCGCCGTCGTCAGCCCAATCCAGCGTCGATCTCGACGATCAGCTCAGAGCGGTTTTCCGCCGCCGTAGCGCGGCCTAACCCCCTTAGCACAAGGACGAGAGAGCCATGGCTTCTCCCAACAGCACGTTCACGGAGCTGGTGGCGACCACCCACCGCTACCACAAGAAGAAATTCACGGACAACGTGACCAAGCACAACGGCTTGCTCACGCTCATGAAAGAGCGAGGCAACATCAAGACCGACGCCGGCGGCGGCACCGAGATCGTGATTCCGCTGACGTATGCCGAGAACGCCACCTACCAGCGCTTCAACGGACTCGACTCGCTGAACATCGGCCAGTCGGACGTCATCAGCGCTGCCAAGTACGACTGGCAGCAGGCGGCGATCCACGTCGTCTCGTCCGGTCGCGAGATCAAGATCAACAACTCGGAAGAGCGGCTGATCAATCTCGCCAAGACCCGCCTCGACGTGGCCTACGCCACCGCAGCCAACAACATGTCGATCGACATCTACTCGGATGGCGCTCTGACAAACCAGATCGGCGGCCTGAAGCACCTCGTCACCGCCGACGGCACCGGCACGGTCGGCAGCATCGTGTCCGGCACCTACACGTTCTGGAAGAACAAGTTCGAGGAAGTCTCCGGCGATGCGGCCTATGCCACGCTGAAGGCATCCATGAACAAGATCTGGCTCAGCCTCAACCGCGGTGCGGACAAGCCGGACTTGGTCGTCGCCTCGCACGACCTCTACGCCATGTACGAGGGCGGCCTTCAGGACAACCAGCGCTATGCCGACGCGAAGATGGCCGGCTTGGGCTTCGAGAGCCTCAAGTACAAGACGGCGTCGATCATCTTCGACGACAACACCAACTTCGGCACCACGTCCGAGCTCATGTACTTCCTCAACACGAAGTACCTGTACCTCATGGAGCACCCGGACGCGCGCTGGACCGAGGACGACGAGAAAGTCCCGGTCAACCAGGATGCCGTGGTGATCCCGCTCTACTGGATGGGCAACCTTTGCTGCTCGAACCGGTCGCTGCAGGGTCGTCTCGCGGACGACACGGACTCGTGATCGGCAGGCTCACAAGGAGATACGACAATGGCAGTCAGCGACTTCTGCACTGAGCCCGCGGCCGGGGTGAACTTCAATCGCCGCACCTCGTTCAAGGAATTCCAGCTCGGCACGGTCCGCCGCGGTACCGCAAATACCGTGTGGATCTACGTGCTGGCCTCCGAGAACGTCGCCACCGGCACCTGCACGGTGAACACGTCCACGTTCGCCCTGACGGATACCGGCGGCCTCTACACGGCGGACACCGCGTTCGTCTCCGGCGAATACGGATGGGTCCGCAAGACGACCCAGGACATCACCGCCGACCTCATCGAGTAGGCGGAGCGGAAACAAAAGGGCGGGGTTCTTCGGGCTCCGCCCTCTCTTCATGCGTCCTGCGTATCAACTTAGGGAACAACTCTCATGGCGATCACCTCCAATGTCCGGGTCATCAAATTCTGGACGAAGTACAAGCCGGATGGCAAAGGCGGTTTCAAAGGCATCGATATGGTCGAATACTGCGCCGTCGGGAAGGCCAGCATGGCGACCACGGTGGCGACGGTTTCGAGCCTCGGCAAGCTGCAGCCGCTCGAGCCCGGCGACGAGAACATGGCCATCATGATGGCGCACGCGCGCTGGAACTCGATCAAGCCGCAGTACGACGCCTGGAAGGAAGGGCGAGAGACGCCCATCGACGGCACGCCGCTGGCCGCGTGGCCCGGCATCACCTCTGATCAGGCGGACTTCCTGCGCAACCTCGGCATTCGCACCGTGGAAGATATCGCGGAAGCTTCCGACAGCATCATCGTCAAGATCCCGTTTCCGGGCGCGCGCGAGTTGCGCACCTCGGCGCAGGCGTTCCTCAAGTCCGCCGACAAGGCCAAGGTCGCTGGCGAAATCACGGCGCTCACCGAGAAAAACCGCGACCTCGAAGACCAGCTCGAGGAAATGCGCCAGATCGTTCTCGACATGCAGGCCGAGCGGAATGCCGAGAAGCCGGGCAAGAAGGCATCGAAGCGGAACGCCGCTGAAACCGAGCCGGAACCCGCAGCAGCATGACAACCATCCTCGAGATCTGCCGGGACGCGGCGGACGAGCTTTCGGTAATCCGGCCGACGTCGGTCGGACCCGATGCACTCGATCCGACCGCCCAGAAGCTGTTCCGGCACCTGACGCGCACGTGCCGGCAGCTTGCGGGCCGCCGCGACTGGCAGATCCTGAGGCGGGAAAAGACCTTCACGACGTCATCCGGAGCGGAGCAGACGGGCGCCATCCCGGCCGACTTCCTCCGGTTCGTGAAGGGCACGATGTTCAACCGGTCGAAGCGCACGCCCGTGCTCGGCCCGCTCACCCCCGACGAATGGCAGAAGATCCAGGCCACGGTCTATACCAGCGTCTATGACCAGTTCATCCAGCGCGGAAACGTGCTCCTGTTCACAGGGGCTCTCTCGGCTGGTCAGACCATCGCATACGAGTACATCACGAAGAACATCGGTCTGGCTGAGGACGGGACGGCCGAGCGCGCGTCATTCGAGGCGGCGTCCGACACGGCTTTCTTCGATGATGAGCTTCTGATCACAGGCGTCGTCTGGCGCTACAAGAAGGCGGCCGGTGACGACTATTCCGAAGAGTTTCGCGAGCACGAACAGCGTTTCGCAGATTGCGCCAAGATGGACGGCGGCCGGCGCGTCCTCGACATGTCAGGCGAGTTCCAGGACGCGAGCAACATCTGCCCGCCCATCGGCGGAACGAGCAACCTCGAGGATCTGACGACAATATGACGGCTTACGATCCATCGGTGCACAGGACCGTCGTCGCCGGCAACGGCGAGGCGAGCCGTAAGTTCCACTCGATCAACAAGCTGCTGATCGACATGGACGCGGCCGGCATGATCCAGGTTTCGGCCCAGGATCTGCCGCCGAGCGACACGACGGTGGTCTGGCTCGATCTGACCATCCCCGAGGACGGAAACGGCCAGGCCAAGGTTTACGATAGCGGCTCGTGGGTGCCGCTCACGCCGGAGTTCTTCGCGTTGCACTACGGCGCGTCGACTGCGGCGGCCCAAGCTGCAGCGGCCGCAGCAGAGGCGAGCGCCACGGCTGCGGAAGGGTTCAAGGACCAGACGCAGAGCGATGCCGCCGCAACAGCCGCCGACGTCATCACCGCTGATGCTGCGAAGGTTGCGGCGGTCGCGGCGCAGGCCGCTGCAGAGCAGGCGCGAGACGAAGCCGAGACGGCGGCCGACAACTTCGATGACCTCTATCTCGGGACCAAGGCGATCGATCCGACCGTCGACAACGACGGCGATCCGCTGGTCAAGGGCCAGATGTACTTCAACAGCGGCTCGGACGAACTTCGCATCTACAACGGTGCGTCATGGCAAGCGTATTCTGCGGCATCTGGCCTGACCGCCGTCGTCGACGATACGAGCCCGAAACTCGGCGGCAACCTCGATCTCAACGGGAACGTGATCAACGGGCTCGAGATCGGAACCGACGTCCAGGCGCAGTCGGCAAACCTCGATTCATGGTCGATGGCCGTCCCGAGCGACTACCTCACGACGACAGCCGCCGCAGCTGCGTATCAGCCCTTGGCGGCCGCCCTGACGTCGCTCGCGAGCGCATCGGCCAATGGCGTGTCTCTGGTCACAGCGGCAAACTATGCCGCCATGCGGGCGCTGCTGGATCTGGAGGCGGGGACAGACTTCTACTCGATCTCCGCGGCCAACGCGGCGTTTCAGCCGTTGGATAGCGACTTGACGACCTGGGCCGGCGTGACGCCAGGGACGGGCGTTGCTACGGCGCTGGCCATTGCCATCGGCTCAGCCGGCGCTCTGGTCGCGAATGGCGGCGCGCTCGGAACGCCGAGCGGCGGAACGCTGACGAATTGCAGCAGCCTTCCGGCCGCTGGGGTCTCTGGGACGGCGCTCGTGCTCGGAACAGAAGATCAAGGACCGATTGCCGGTGGCGCATCCGTCACCAAGAAAAGCCTCGGATCCGGCACGGGCACGATCACTGTGGACGTATCGGACCGGCCGACCCAGACCATCGCCAACGATACGGGCGCCTTTACGCTTGATGTCGGCACGTCGCATGAAGGCTCGACCGTCGTCATCATCACCAACGGTGCGAGCGCGGGCGCGATCACGACAAGTGGCTTCAACGTCGTCAAGGGTGATGCCTTCACGACCACGAACACACACAAGTTCCGCTGCGTGGTCGAGTATTGGGGCTCCGGCAACAAGTGGCTCTTCATCGAGCGAGTTGCCTGATGCTGATCGTCCCGAGCGCAAATCGCATCACGCCTGGCCGCTACGGCGGGAACGATGCAAATACGCTGCTCCTTCTACACTGCGAAGGGTCAGACGCTTCAACCACGTTTACGGACAGTTCGTCATTCGGGCGCACGGTTACGGCAGTCGGCAACGCGCAGATTGACAATGCTCAGGCTAAATTCGGCAGCACGTCAGCGCTGTTCGACGGGTCCGGAGATCGCCTATCGGTAGCGGACAGCAACGATTGGGCATTCGGAACGAACCCGTTCACCGTCGATATGTGGATACGCCCCGCTTCGCTGCCAGGAGGTGGCTGGGGTCTAGCCGGCCACTACACGGACGGAAACAACGGTTGGCGCATCTACGTGAACTCTAGCGGCGGCCTTCTTTGTGATCTGTACGCTTCCGGCTCCCAAGTTATGGTTATGTCGAGTTCGAACGGCCTCATCTCGACGGGGACCTGGTATCACGTCGCGCTCGTTAGAAGTGGTAACGATTGGGCCATTTTCGTGAACGGGTCTGCGGTAGCAGGCACCACATCCGCAGCGTCTATCGGCAATTATACGCAAGTTCTCGCCATTGGTGCTATTAACGCATCCAACTCAGCGTCGGCCAATGGCTGGATAGATGAAGTCCGCATATCGAATGTCGCGCGCTGGACGTCTCCGTTCATTCCGCTGAATGCGGCCTATTGGTGAGAGCGTAGCCGCAGCAGATAGTCATGCCCCCAAAGGCGCGGGTCTCGGCGTGGAACGCCGGTACGAAGGCGGAAGCAGAGCCCTAAGCATCGTTCAGTTCCGCAAAGACATTAAAGGAAAGACCGGCATCTAATCCTATGTTGGCCCCGCTCCGCAATAACACATCGCGTCGCCAAACCGGCAAGCAGAAGCCGGTAAAGGCCCCCTACGGGGGCTGGAACGCGCGCGACGACTATACCGACATGCCGCCGGAGGACGCGCTCGTCCTCGACAACCTGATCCCCGGCGACGCCAGCGTCTCGTTGCGCAAGGGCAAGGCCGCTCACAGCACAGGGATCGGCTCGGCCGTGCTGAGCCTCATGGAATACAGTCCGCCGTCGGGCGGCGCCAAGCTGTTCGCCGCGATCGCGGACAAGGTCTTCGACGTCTCGACCGCGGGCACCATTGATCCCGACATGGACGACGAGATCGACGACCTCACGAACGGGTTCTGGCAGCACACGATGTTTGCCACGTCGGGCGGAAACTTCCTCGTCATGGTCAACGGCGCCGATGGCGTGGTGACCTACAACGGGTCGGCCTGGACGACGGAGACCATTACTGGCGCCACAGCGGCCAACTTCGTGACCGTCACATCGCATCAGTCCCGCCTCTGGTTCGTCGAGGAAGGGACCATGAAGGTTTGGTATCTCGACGCACTGGCAAAGGCCGGCGGAGCAACGGCCATCGATTTCGCGGCGCTCTCGCAGCTCGGCGGCAAGCTGATGGCCATGGCGTCATGGACCCGCGACAGCGGCGCCGGCATCGAGGATCTCGCCGTGTTCATCACCAGCCAGGGCGAGGTGCACATCTACCAGGGATCGGACCCGGCCTCGGCCGATACGTGGTCCCGCGTGGGTACGTTCAAAATCGCGGAGCCCATCGGTCGGCGGTGCCTGATCAAGGTCGGTGGAGATGTAGGCGTGCTGACCACGCAAGGGCTCGTCCCGCTCTCAGGCGTGCTCGCCAGGGCCGAGAGCGCACAGGGACAGGTGGCCATCACCGACAAGATCCGCCTCGCCTATACCGATGCGTACGCCAGATCCGGCGGCATGCAGGGCTGGCAGGTCACGGAATACCCGGTCGGGAAGCTCCTCGTCGTCAACGTGCCGATCGTTGAGAATGCGGAGTCCGAGCAGTTCGTCATGAACTCGACGAACGGCAGATGGTGCCGGTTCACGGGCTTCGACGCCGGCTGCTGGTCCCTGTTCGATAGCAGTCTCTACTTCGGTGGCCTGGACGGC